ACCGTGTAGATTTTTGGCACAAATTGGGCAAGTTTGCCGGTCGCAAGTCGTTACAGGGCGCAAGGTACGGTCGACTTCGGTGATTTATGGGCAAGGGGCGCAAACCAAAACCACCCGCAATCCGCCTGCTCGAAGGCACTCGGCCGCGCAACCGGACGAAGCCCGACGAGATGGCGATTGTATGCCCCGGCACGCCGGAAACCCCTCCGCACTTGGTCGGCTTGGCGCTAGAGCACTGGCAATATTTGACGGGCTACCTGAGCCGCGCGGGGCTGCTTGAACGGATCGACTCGGCATCGCTAGAAGCTGCGTGTGTTGCCTACGGTCGCGCGGTCAAGGCTGACATCGAGATTGAGAAGTCTGGCATCACCTACATCGACAGCAACGGCAACCCCAAGAAGAACCCCGCCTGCTCTGTCTCGCTCGAAGCCTGGGGCCAGTACCGACACTTCGCGGTTGAGTTCGGGCTGACGCCTTGCAGTCGTTCGCGTTTGAAGATGCCGCCGAGCGGCGCGATTGAAGACAAGTTCACCAAGTTCACGAAGAACGCATGATCCGCATTGCCGGTGACATTCCGCCGCAGTCGTCATGGCGCGAATGGATTCGCTCCAAGGCCGATGAACGCGCCGTTGCCGAGGGGTGTTGGTTTGACATCCGCGCGGCGAATCGCGTCAAGGAGTTCTTCGAAGAGTTGCTTTGTCACTCGTCGGGCGAATGGGCCGGCAAGCCGTTCGTGTTGATCGACTGGCAATGGCGCGAGGTTATCGCACCGCTGTACGGCTGGCGTCGGGCTGACGGCACCCGGCGATTCCGCCGAGGCTACATCGAGATTCCGAAGAAGAACGGTAAGTCGACCCTCTGCTCCGGCCTATCGCTCTATCACCTCGTCGCTGACGGTGAGCAGGGCGCACAAGTATTCTGCGCCGCCGCTGACCGCATCCAAGCGGGCATCGTGTACGACGAAGCCGCGCACATGGTGGAAGCATCGCCGGAACTTGCCGCACACTTGGAGCTAATTCGCAGTCAAAAGCGAATCGTTTACCAAGAAGCGGCGTCGGTGTTTCGCGCCTTGGCGGCGGATGCAGGACGCAACGAAGGGCTCAAGACGTCGTTCCTGATCTTCGATGAGTTGCACGCACAAAAGTCGCGGGCGCTGTGGGATTCGCTGCGATGGGGCGGCGCATCGCGAGAGCAACCGCTCATGCTGGCGATCACGACGGCCGGATGGGACCGCACGTCGATCTGCTACGAGCAATATCTGTACGGCAAAGGCGTCCTTGCCGGGCACATCGAGGACTCATCGTACTTCGCTTACATCGCCGAAGCCGAAGAGTCGGACGATTGGAACGATGAGAAGACGTGGTTCAAGGCGAACCCAAGCCTAGGCCACACGATCAAACTCGAATCATTCCGCGACGACTACCGCGAAGCCAAGCAGTCAACCGCTTCGGAGAACGCTTTCCGCCGCTATCGGCTAAACCAGTGGACCGAGCAGGATGTTCGCTGGCTCAACATGGACAAGTGGGCCGAGTGCGCCGACGAGTACGACGAAGCATCGCTCGAAGGAATGCCGTGCTACGCCGGGCTCGACCTTGCGACCACGATGGACGTGTCCGCGTTCGTGCTGGTGTTCCGCATGGACGACGGCAGCTACCGAATCTTGCCGTACTTCTGGGCACCGGCGGAAGCAAACAAGATGCGCGAGCGAATGAACAAGAGTCGCGTCGATCACTGGATGCGAGAGGGTTACATCAAGACGAGCCCCGGCGACCAAATCGACTACGGCATGGTGCGCAACGACATCATGGAACTTTCGCGCCGCTTTGACATTCGCAAGATTGCCAAGGACCGCTGGAACTCGGCGCAGATCGGCCAAGAGCTTTCCGCAGAGGGATTCGAGATTCTGGATATGGGACAAGGCATCGCCAGCATGTCGGCCCCGGCCAAGGAATTTGAGCGGCTGATTCACGCCGGGCTACTGCGGCACAACAACAACCCCGTGCTTAATTGGATGGCGGGCAACGTCTCAGTTGAGGTAGACGGCGGCGGCAACATCAAGCCGAGCAAGAAGAAGTCGAGCGACAAGATCGACGGGGTTGTCTCGGCAATCATGGGCGTGGCGCTACAGATGCAGGAACCTGCCGAAAGCGGCATTCAGGAGATCAAATGGGCTTAGTTTCCGGCTTGAAAAATCGCGCCCGTAAATGGCTCGGCGTCGATCAGTTATCGAACGACGACGGCGGTAGTTGGTGGCAAGCGATTGCCGGGCCTATCAACCGCTCGTCGTCGGGCATTGCCGTGACGTCTGATCGCGCCATGCAAGTCTCTGCCGTGTTTCGTTGCGTCAACCTCTTGGCGAACGCCGTGGCGTCGATGCCGCTTAAGCTCTATATGCGCACGGCGACGGGCAAAGAGATTGCCGACGATCACCCGCTCTATCGCGTCTTGCACGACAGACCGAACAAGTGGCAAACGTCCGTCGAGTGGCGGGCCATGATGGAGGCTCATCGCTGCCTGCGCGGAAACGCCTATTCTCTCATCGTGCCGGGCGTTGCAGGGAGTGTTAGCGAACTTATCCCGATGCACCCCGACCGCATGACGGTTGAGATGCTAGAAAACGGGCGATTGCGGTACATGTACAAGAACAACCGCGGCCAGCCGGAACCGTATTCGCAGGATGAAATCTTCCACCTGCGCGGGCTGACGATTGACGGCATCTACGGCTTGTCGGTACTGTCGGCCGCACGCAATGCCATCGGGCTGACGATTGCAACCGAAGAGCACGGCGCGACGCTGTTCAAGAACGGCGCACGGCCTGGCGTCGTGTTCTCGTCGGACCAGCCGATTAAGCCTGAAGCGATGGACAAGCTCGTTTCAAGCTGGCACGCAGCGAACGGCGGATCGAGCAATCAGCACAAGACCGCGTTCATGCCGTTCGGGCTGAAGCCGGTGCAACTCGGCCTGTCGAACGACGACGCGCAATTCCTTGAAACCCGCTCGTTCGAATTGTCCGACATCGCTCGATTCTTCGGCGTTCCGCCCCACAAGATTTACGATCTAAGCCGCTCGACAAACAACAACATCGAGCACCAGGGCATCGAGTTCGTGCAAGACACGCTGTTGCCGATTGCCCGCATTTGGGAATCGACGATTAGCCGCGATCTGATTGCCGACGACGAAACCTACTTCGCCGAGTTCGGCTTTGAGTTCTACCTGCGCGGCGACTCGGCGGCACGGGCGGCGTTCTACAAGGAACTGTTCTACATGGCGGTTCTGTCGCCTAATGACATCTGCCGGTCTGAGAACATGAACCCGATCGGCCCCGACGGCGATAAGCGATTCGTACAGGTCAACATGACCACGCTGGAACGCGCAGGCGAAGAGCCGCCGGCACCTGCGCAGCCGGGCGTGCCGCCCATGCCCGCCGAGCCGGATGCCGGCATAGCGGGCGACGGGCCTAATGAGAACGGATTGTCAGCGGCGTGGGCCGTCTACGAACTCGCCGCCAATAAGTTCTTGCGATGGGAAGTCGACGAGCTTAGCCGCATCGCAGGGCGTCCCGGCAACTTCCTTGAAGCCGTAGATGCGTTCTATCTGAAACACTCCGAGCGAACCGCTAAGGGCATGCACGAATATATGCGGCTCTTGTCGGCGCTCGGCGCTGACCCGGCTGACGTTTCAATCGGCCCTGCCGTCGAAGCCCGCAAGCAATCCATTATCGAAGCCGCCGGCACTTGCACGGCCGCGAATTTGAAGCCGACAATCGAAGCACTTACCGCCACTTGGATACCGAAGGGGGAAGATCATGCCGCAGCTTAAAGAGACACCGGATTGGCTACGGGCGAACCCCGAAAGCAAGATGCAAGTAGGCGTCGACCGCGAGAAGAACATTCTTCACGGCTTCGTCGTCGCACAAGAGGGCGTGTTCAAGGATCGCCGCGGCGAGTTCGACTTGAAGTCGTTGAAGCAGATTAACGCACTGATGAACAAGGCGGGCGCTGCCGGGCTCAAGAGCAACTTCGGCCATGCCACGTTATCGGCTGACGGACTTGGCAAGTATCTCGGTCGTGCCAAGAACCCGCGATTGGATAGCGTGAGCGTCAAAGTCGACGGCGAGACGCGGCTGCTTCATGCCGTTCGTGCCGACCTGCACTTCACGCAAACCGCTTTGGAAGAACCGCCCGGCGGCGGCAAGCCCCTCGGCGTCTATGTCATGGACTTGGCCGAAAGCGATCCTGACGCAATCTCGTCATCGCTGGTTTTGCAAGCCGGGCAAGAGGAACAACTCGACGAAAAGAAGCGGCCGAAGCTGGACGCGAACGGAGAACCCCTGCCCCCGCTCTGGCGTCCGTCGAAGCTGCACGCGAGCGACATTGTAAGCGTCGGCGCTGCGGTCGACGGCTTGCTCTCGGCTCACGGGCTGTCGGTCGAAGGCTTGCCGGATGAACTGCTTTTCCGCGTCTCGGAACTCTTGGCGGCGGCGTTCCCCGGTGCATCGCGCGAGGTGATTAGCGCCCGTGTCGACCAGTGGAAAGAACGCTACTTGTCGATGCGATTCGGCGACGAAGAACCGGCGGAAGAGGCGAAGCCGACCGGGCTGAACGATCGGTTGCGGCGTCGATTGAAACTCTTGGAGGGCTAGGAATGGCAAGCAGTCGCAATTTGGTAGTAAATCTGCGGTGCATCAACACGGAGTCCCTGCTTGATCGCGTAGAAGGAATGCGCGAGTTAGTCGGGTCCGCGGAGGCTTTCGTTTCCGCATGGGAAGACGGGCAGTTGCCGCAGTCTCACCTCATTGACGAGCTTGCCAGTGCTTCACGGCAGGCAGTCATCCGAATTCATGCGGAGTCATAATCATGGGCGACAAGCAAAAGCCAGCAACCAAAAAGACGATCGTGCTGAATGGTTTCAAATTCACGCAAGACGAGATAGTGAATGTGACCGTCTACTCGCATTAAAACGTGCCTTTACAGAGACGGCGTAACCAAGGCGTGGCATGTTTTTGCGGCCAGTTGTGACGACTTGCTTTCATCTCGCGGAGTTGGGATTAACGGCATCAATGAACTCATTGCGCTGAGGGAACATGGAACGCTGCAAGAAGTGCAATAACGCGTATCTGGTGGTTGTCAAAACTAAGGTTGCCGGAACGTGCAGGCTTCGCCAGCGCGGCTGCCGATCTTGCGGCTATACGGTCCCTGGCAACTGGGAATCAATTCCGCTTGAGTACGCCCCTCGACATCCAAGCAAGGGGGCTACTGGTAGCCGGTAGAAACGACACAGAGAACCAACTGACCGATATTATCCAAGTAGTTAAATGCGAGTCGCGCGGCGCTGATGCGTCGCAAGGCTCTCTCAATACACCGCGATTCTAGCGCACGCTGAACGGGCGCGAATTGCTGGCAGTTTCCACAACTGCCGGTGGTTTGCGTCCGTCATTTGTTTGACGGCTCACAGGCGACCGGCCATTCGCACCGGGAGTCTGTGAACATGAAGCGTCTTCAGAAGTTGCTCGACCGCAAGGCGGCGTTGATTAAGGAAGGTCAAGACCTGCTCTCGAAGGCAGACGCGGAAAACCGCGAACTGTCGATCGAAGAGAAGTCGGCTTTCGACAAGACCGAAGCGGACCTCGTTTCGCTCGGCTCGGACATCGCCCGCGAGGAAAAGCTCGCCGCTTGGGAACGCGATGCCGCCAAGGTCGTCGAGAACCGCGGCTCAGCCCCGGCTTCGCAAGGCGAAGAGCTTGCCAAAAAGCCCATCAAAATCGAGGGCATCAGCCGCAAGTCGCAATTCTTCAAGAGCAACGAAGACGCCTATCTGTCGGGCCGATTCATCCGCGCCGCGATCGAGAACCGCGAAGCCGACGTGCTGTGGTGCCGCGAGCATGGCGTTGCCAGCTTGGCCGCATCGACCACGCACAGCAGCAGCGTCAACGCCCAAGGCGGGTTGCTGATTCCGACCGAGTTCGCAACCACGCTTATCAACCTCAAGGAGACGTATGGCGTCTTCTCGGCGGCTGCCAAGCGATGGCCGATGTCGTCGGACGTTCTGCAAATTCCACGACGCAGCGGCGGTGTGACCGCTTACTACGTCGGCGAAAACACGGACATCACCGCGAGCCGTGCGGCGTTCAACTTCGTGCAACTGACGGCTCGCAAGCTGTCGGCAATGTGCGTCTATCCGCAAGAGTTGGCCGACGATGCGGCAATCGCGCTCGCCGATCACTTGGTCAGCGAAATGGCTTACGCCTTCGCGAAAGCCGAAGACGATGCGGGCTTCATCGGCGATGGCACTTCGACCTACGGCGGCATCCAAGGCATCATCTCGGCCATCGGCACGGGCAGCACCTACACGGCTGCTTCGACGCACGACAGCTTCGAAGACCTGACGATGGCCGACTTCGCCGGGACCGTCGCCTTGCTGCCGGAATACGCCAAGCCGCGAGCCAAGTGGTACGTCAGTAGCGCCGGTTACGGTGCGTCGATGCTGAACCTTGCGATGGCTGCGGGCGGCAACACCACGGAGCAGATCGCGGGCGGCTTCCAAAAGATGTTCATGGGCTATCCGGTCGTGATTGCCCAAAGCCTGAACAGCACGCTCGGCACGGACGCGAGCGCCAAGAAGTTGATCTTCGGCGACTTGTCGCTGTCGTCGGCTTACGGCGACCGCCAGATGTTCAGCGTCAAGGCTGACTCGTCCCGCTACTTCGAAGCCGACCAAGTTGCGGTCAAGGCTTCGCAACGCTTCGACATCGTGAACCACGACGTCGGAAGCTCATCTGCTGCCGGCCCGGTCGTCGTTCTCAAGACCGCTGCCTAGTCCGCGGTCTGAAGTTTCGCAACTCAACCTTTCAGGAAATCAGATATGAACTCGACCCAGAACGTGAAGTACTTTGCGATTACCCCGCCGGGGGCGATCATCGACAACGCTTCGGCGACCACGGCCAGCATCGACACGCTTGGTTTCGACCGGCTCAAGGTCGTCGTGTTCTTCGGTGCGATGGACATTGCCGCCACGGCGATGAAGTTGCAGTACAGCGACACCGACAGCAGCTATGGCGATCTTACCGGCGCTGTCTTCGGCACGTCGACCAACTCGGCCGGCTCGACTTCGACCCTGCCAAGTGCGACGGACGACAACAAGTTCTTCGTCTTCGACGTCGACCTGCGCGACAAGAAGCGCTACTTCGACTTGGTTCTGACGCTCGGTGACGGTGCCGCCGGCACCTACGTTGCCGCGTGGGCTGAACTGTCGCGCGGCGAAGCCATGCTGCAAACCGCAGCCGGTCGCGGCATCTCGCAAGAACTCATCGTCTAACCATGAGAGTTCAAGTAATCCGACCATTCGGGCCGTATGCCCCTGGTCATCAACTCGACCCGCCGGGTGGGCAAGCAGACTTGCTCATCCGGCGTGGGTTGGTTGTCGCGGTCGAAGAACCGCAAGCCGTCGAAGCCTATCGCGCCGAGACCCAAGATCCGCAAGTCGCACCGCCGCCGCAGTCCCGAGGCGTGAAACGTGTACAGCGTCGTTAAGACGGTAGAGCCGACGTCGGAGCCGGTCACGCTGACCGAGGCTAAGGCTCACTGTCGTATTGACACTACCGCCGATGACACGCTCGTCTCGTCGCTCATCACGGCGGCGCGGCTTTGGTGCGAATCGCGGCTTGGTCAACAGATCATGCCCGCGACTTACCGCTGTAAGATTGACGGCTTTTGCTCGCACGCCGTCGAGCTTCCCTATCCGCCGCTCACCACCGTCTCGTCGATCACCTACGTCGATACCGCAGGCACGACGCAAACGCTTAGCTCGGCGTTGTACACGGTCGACACCGATTCCAAGCCCGGGCGCATCTCGCCGGTCTACGCCGAAGTGTGGCCGCTCACGCGCGACCAACTACAAGCCGTCACGATCACCTACACCGCGGGCTATGCGTCGGCCGCTGCCGTGCCCCAAGTCATCAAGCAAGCGATCCTGCTGCTTGTCGGGCATTGGTATGAGAACCGCGAAGCGTCGCTCGTCGGCGAAACCTCGTCGGCGCTAACGCTCGCGGTTGAATCGCTGTTGATGTCGCAATGGCACGGCTCCTACAGCTTCGCGGGGGTGAGCCCGTGAGAGCAGGAAAGCTGCGACATCGCGTGGAAGTTCAAGAGAACCGCTACACGGCGCAGGACGCGCACGGCGCACCCGTTACGGAGTGGACGACGTTCGCCGTGGTGTGGGCGGCTATTGAGCCGATGGGCGGCAGCGAGGCGATGGTTGCGAACCAAGTCAACGCAGCCGGAACGCACAAGGTAACGATTCGCGGCGGCACGACCGTCACGCCGAAGCATCGCATTCGCACGGAGACTCGCGTCTTTGATGTGAACGCCGTCACCGACACCGAAGAGCGCGGACGCGAAACCATTCTTGCCTGCACGGAGGCGAAGTAATGGCCGACTTCTCTGTCGACGTCACAGGCATCGTCGACCTCACGAAGAAACTGCAAGAACTGGCAGGCGACAAGATCGCCAAGAAGGTTCTGCTCAGCGCGATTCGCAAGGCGGCAAAACCAATGGTCGCCGCGGCCAAGGCATACGCGCCGGTCGACAGCGGACTGCTTGAGGAATCAATCAAGCTCAAGGCAATCCGTCGCACGCGAACCGGCTTCGGCGTCCGTATTAGCACGTCCAATTCGGAATTTGATAGCCAGGGCGAAACCTTTTACGGCCCGATGCAAGAGTGGGGCACGGCCAAGATGGCCCCCAATCCGTATCTGCGCCCGGCATTCGACACGACCCAAGATCAATCGGTGCAGATCGTCACGACCGAGATGCAAGCAGCAATCGCGGAGGCGACCCGCTAATGCCTTCCATCTTGTCGCTACTGCAAATCGCGCCGCCGTTTGTCTTGGAGCGAAATGTTCCGACGCTCGAAGCGTGGCTGTTTGCGTTCCTTTGCGCGGACTCATCCGTTGCGGCAATCGCGGGCACGCGCATTTACGAAGGAATCGTGCCGCAAGGCGAAAGCTACCCGGCCATCTCATATTCAGTCATCGGCGGCAACCGCGAGGCGGAATCGCTCGACGGCGTTGACGGGCAAGTATCGAACCGCCTGCAAATCAACTGCTATGCGACGTCGGGCGTGAAGCGTCGGCAACTTGCCGATGCCGTGCGCAAGGTGATGAACGGACTGAAAGAGGACGACACGAAAGAGATTCAAGACTGCTGGCTGGAAAACGAATTCAACCGGGAAGAACCGATGCCGGGCAATGAAGCCCAGCGGCTCTATGGCCGGATTCTTGACTTTGAAATCACGCACATTGAGCCAATCTAGGAGGGCGCAGTATGACGGTATCCGCAAAGAAAACCTACGGGACGCTGGTGAAGATTAGCGGCACCACGATTGCCAAGGTGGTGACGGTCGGCGACGTCGGCCCCGAGGCGGAAATCATCGACATCACGTCGCTCGATTCGTCCGACAACGCGATTGAGAAGATGGCCGGGTTGATCGACAGCGGGCAGATTCAGCTTGGCCTGAACTTCCTGCCGGGCAATGCGAATCAGCAATCGCTGCGGGCTCTCGTCGGCACAACCCCCGACCCGCTTACGACGTTCACCATCGTTTGGACCGACACGGGCGAAACGTGGTCGTTCGGCGCTCTCGTCAAGAGCTTCAAAGCCAAAGGCGAAGTGAAGTCGAAACTCGACGCCACGGTTGTTCTCGAAATCAGCGGCGTCATCACGGTCGCCTAACCAACTCACTGAAAGGATTCATCTATGTCCCTTGTTACGAATCTCGATCTGACGCTGCGGGGCGACTTTCAAAGCGCCCTGGACCTTGTGACCGTCAAGGCTCCGTTGTCGCTTTCCAAGAGCGACGAATTGACCAACGGCACCGGCGCGGTTGATACCGCCGACATGGTCTGGAGCGATACTCGCACGCTGGCGACGACAAGCGAAAATCTTGACCTTGCCGGTTCGCTGACCAACGCATTCGGCGCGACCATGACGTTTGCCCGAATCAAGTCAATCCTGATTCACAACAAGTCAACCACGGTGGGCCAAACCATCACGGTCGGCGGGGCTGCATCTAATCCGTTCCTGCTGTTCGCTGATTCGACGGACAAGTACGTCATCGGGCCTAATGGCATCTTCCTAATTTGGGAACCTTCCGCCGCGGCCAAGGTTGTGACTGCTGCGACCGGCGACATTCTCAAGATCGAATCAAGCGCGTCGATTACCTACGACATCGTTATCGTCGGGAGTTCGGCTTAATGCTAGACCGTGCATCCATCCTGAAAGCCGACGACCTGAAGCGGCGAGTTGTTCACGTTCCGCAATGGGGCGGCGACGTGACGGTGCGAGGGCTCACCGGCGTCGAGCGCGACGCATGGGAAGCGTGGTGCATCGCGAAGCATGAAGAATGGGGCGGCAACGTCGGGCCCAACATTCGCGCTTCGCTCTTGGTGCGAACGATTGTCGACGACAAGGGCGAGCGGCTGTTTACCGATGAGGACGTCATCGCTCTTGGAGAAAAGAGCGGGGCGGTTCTTGCCGAGCTTCACGCGGTCGCGTCTCGCTTGTCGGGCATCACGGCATCCGATCAGGAAGAACTCGCAAAAAACTAGCAAAGAACCCGTTCCGCCGGTTCGCATTGTTTCTCGGCCGAACGTGGTTCAAGTGCTCGGCAGACGAAGTTTTGCAGCGCTACACAAGCTGGCAGATTGCGGAGATGCAAGCGGCGTGCATGGTTGATCCGTGGGGCGAGCGAGCCGACGACGTTCGACGCTCAACCGCAGGACTAACGCAAGCACGAAGCAACACCGAAAGCGTTTCGTTCGACGACTTCATGCCGCCGTTTGAGTTCGGCAAGCAAGTAGAGCAAACCCCGGCAGAGATGCGGAAGCGGTTGCGGGCGGCGCTCGGTAGTCGATTCGTAGATGCGAAAGGCAGGAAACAATGGCAGTAATCGCATCGCTGAACGTGCTGCTTAAGGCGAGCGCGGATCAGTTTCAAGCCGGGATGAAAAAAGCCGGTTCGCTTGTCGGCGACTTTAAGAGCAAGGTTAACTCGCTCACGCCGACGCTTAGCGGCTTGCAAAAGGGGCTCGCCGGTCTTGCTGCCGGCGTCACGGTCAACGCTCTCAAGAACATGACCGTTGCCACGCTTGACGCGGTTGCCGCAAACAGCAACTTCGCGAACCGAATCGGCGCGACCTACAACGGCTTACAGGCGTTGCAGCTTGCCGCCGCTAAAAACGGCAGTAGTGCCGAAACGATGAATGATGCGCTGCAACGCATGACGGTTCTATTGGGTGATGCTGCCGGCGGAAGCGAATCGGCCGCGGCTTCGCTTAATAAGATCAATCTTTCGGCGGGCATTCTAAACGGGCTCTCGCCTGATCGTCAGTTTGCACTCATTACCAGCAACATTAACCAACTTGCCACGGCATCTGAGCGGGCTGCGGCGATCCAAGATATTTTCGGCAAGGGCGCTGCCGACCTTGGCAACCTTCTCAACCTAACCGCCGACGACTTCGCCAAGTACGCATCGGAAGTGAACAATAGCGCGGCGTCGCTGAGCGAGTTTCAGGTTGCCGAAATGAAGCGGGCGCAGGATTCAGTTGAGGCATTATCCCGTTCCTGGGAATCGCTCAAGACGACGGTTGTGGCGTCTGCTGCGCCTGTCATTGCCCGCGAAGTCGGCTCACTTGCCGCGAGTATTGAGACGCTTAAGGGCGCAGCGCCGACCAACAATCTTGACGATACGTTCACAGCCAACGGCTCGGCCGGATGGATGAACAACCGCACCGGCGCGATGATTAGCGACACGGAGTACGCGGCATTCGTTGACGCTCGAAATGCCAAGTACGCATCGACTGCCAATAACCAGCGGCAAGGCACCGGGCTTGCCGGTTTCTCCAATCCGCTCGGCTTCAAACTCTTTGAAGACGTAACCAAGGCAATGGGCGCTGCGGTGGTTGCCGGTGCCAAGGAAGGCGAAGCCGCAATCGTCGGCGGCGCTATCACAGCATCTGTGCAGAACTCGTTGCGTGCGGGTGGCGTGGCGTTCCGTTCGATCCGCGATTCGCTAGCCGATGCCGCGAACAAAGAGCTTGAGTCGCGACCGGTTGCTACGGCTGCGGGTATCGTCGGCGCAGGCTCGCAAGCCGACCGACTGTTTTCGTTTAACCGCGAGGCGCGAACGCAAAGCACGAACCCGGTCAAGAACCTCGAAAGACTGGGCGAGACGACGAATGACCTGCTCGCCGATCTTGTTCGCGCCGTATCGGGTCGCGTACCGGAGTTTGACCTCTAATGGCAGTAACCGAAGTTATCGAAATCCACAGCGGGCGCGATGGCGATCTTGCGCTTGACGGCGAGTGGAAGATCAAGCGCTCGTATATTGTCGTTACCAACTCCAAGCGAGATGGACAGATTACCGTCTGCGGCGCTGCGGGACTGCCGACGCTCGGCAGCGCCTACAACAACGGCAGCGAATCAAGCTCTGCAATGATCTTGCGGAGCAAGAAGGCGAAGCAGAAAAAAGAATCGCCGCTCGTTTGGGAAGTGGATTGCGAATATACGCCGGTTACTTCCGAGGGCGAAGGGGAGGCAGCGCCGACCGGCGACCCGACGCTACTGCCGACCAAGTACACATGGCGCACGATTCAAGAGACGGCCGACGTTCTAATTGATACTGTTCCGCAGAAGGTGCAGAACGCTGCGGGCGATCCGTTCCTTGATCCTGTTACGGCAGAGAAAAGCTACTTCCAGCTAATCATCGAGCGGAACGAGGATTCATTCGACGGCATCGACATGAGCACTTATATCAACACGCTCAACGCAGAGCCATTTTTCGGCTTCGAGGCCAAGACATGCCGGATGGTCGCAATCGACGCGACGGCGGAATACGACGTCCTGTACGGTGGGCTCTGGACCGTTACTTACGAAGTCCACATTCGCAAGCCGGATGACTGGAAGCCGTACATCACGATCGGCCGCGAGTTGCCGGCCGGTTCTGAGCAAGGTCCGTGGGATCGCATCGTTCGCAACATCGGCAACCGCGAAAGGCTGGCCGCAGGCGAAGCACCGGTGCCGGTAATTGAACGCGGGCACGTTGTAACCGATGGCGTTGATTTGGACGACGACGGCGTGAAGTTGGCTGAAGGCGAAGAACCGTATTACTGGATTTTTAAGCCGTATGCCGAGAAAAGCTGGACGCCATTGGACATCGAGCCATGACGCAAGCCGGACGCATAACCGAGCGATTCGCTAAGAAGATCGCAAAAGCGGTCAAGCAATCCGAAGCCGCTAGTCGGCGTCGCGATTCATCGACGCCGAAGCGTATCCCACGCACTACCGGACTGGTTGCTATTGAATGGGTAAAGCTCACGGCCGATCTAACGCGCAACAGCTTTGCCGCTGGCACTCTGCTTTACCAAGCCGCCGATCCTGACGGCGACGGATCGGGTGGAGCATGGACGGAAGGCACGGAAGATTACGACACGGTCAAGGTATTCTCCAAGCATCTCACCGGCACGATCAACCTAATCCCGTCCGGTTTTAAGCTCGCATCCGGTTGCGTCGTCGCCTGCACGCGTAACCCGCAGTCAGGTCTGCTGAACCTACTGCAATCGACCTGCTGCCCCGTGACGGTGTAGCTATGACGCTAGGACTCTGCCTGCAAGCGTGCTGCGACACCTGCGCCCCGCTCGCGCTAACCGACCCCGAAGATATGCCGCTCGAAGAGGGCGAGTATATCGCTTGGGAAATCCTCTGCGACACGACCGGCAACAGCGGGACCGGGACGGCCTTGAACACTTGCGGCGGCTCGCCTTCGTCGTCGGTAATCGGTTGCTGTGGCGATTGGCACGACACGATCACCAACTTCGCAACGCAGTTTCTGCCCGATCCGACTACGTTCGTTCCCGGTGATTGCGACGTTGATTGCCCGCAGGAAGGACTCGACTACACGGGTGCGGAGTGCGGCTACTGCTTCGCTGGCGACGCGTTCGGGCCTTGTGCTGCGGCTGACGGCGGGATTGAGGATTTTGACACCCGACAAACGACCGTCGTATTCGTCAAGAATCCCACGGACGGTCACATTTGGGTCGGCGTAAAGCACTCTTTTGAGTTCGTGTATTCCAGTCCCGCACGCTGCGGACAAGGCTCGGCGTCGGGCTGGCTCGATACCGGGCTAACATCGCTGACATACGCCGACTTTCCTTTTGCCGTTCCGCTAGACGGCGACTGCTCCGACGACTCTTGCTGGTCGACTCCCGGCACAACAACGGTTGATTTGAATCCGATCATCATTCCGGCACCGCCCTAATGCTCTGTGACTTCGTTGAGCACGCTGACGGTCGATGGGTTTGCGCGGACTGCAAGGCGTCCTACGCGCAACGTCGCAACCGGCATTGCAGCGTAAGGCTCCCTGCATGGTCGTGGTACTTCCCCGAATATCGGCGACCCGCAGCGAGCATGAGACCGCGAGCGAAAGGTTGTACCCCCTGCCAAGAACGTGCACGACTGAGAGCGGAACAAGGAGATACGGCCATGAGCGACCCACTCGACGACGAAGAGATCGAAGACGACGAAGATTCCGACTTTGGCGGACCACTAGTAACCCTGGAGACTCAGAGCGATGGCGAACCCAAGCCTGCTGGACGAACTCACAAAGCCCGAGCCAAGGCGACTAAGCAACTGGTATCAAAAGCTAAGCCGCGAAGCACAAGAAACGCTCACCGCGATTCGGCGTAAGTTCGCGGAAGAGGGCGGGCGAACGGTATCGAATGCCGTGCTACGCGACAGACTAGCCGCCAAGTTCCAAGGGATTCCCGTCTGTGCCAAACGGCTCGGCGAGTTCCTGCGCGGTGTCTCGGATTCTTACCCCGATGTTGAGGCCGAAGATGAGCCGAAGCAAGCGAAGCGAAATCGTCGCTGAGTTGACCGAAGCGGAGTTGAAGGCGCAGCCCGACCCGCGAGGATACACCGCCAAGGAAAAAGGCGACGCGCTAGAAGTGCTGAGCATCAGCGACCGCATCCGAACCATCGACGACGCGTTCCGATTCGGCGGGTACGACGCGGCTATCTGGCAGGTTCACGCGAGCGAATGCAAGGCTTACCAATGCTGCATAAAGAACGCCGACAAGCGGCCCGAAGTTGTGCAGTTGTGGGCGATAAAGCTGACGCTGCGGCGGAAGGTAAGCAAGGGGATTGAAACCGCCGCGGGCGAACTGATCGAGCGAATGCGGAAGTGGTCGCCAAAGCCTAACCGAAAGCCTGCTCGAGCAGCCGCACGCAAGACCGACCCGCACATGCTCGAGGTGAGCGTGTTTGATGCCCACTTCGGCAAGCTCGCCTGGAAGCCTGAGACGGGCAACAATTACGACCTCGAGATAGCCGAGCGGGTTTATCTGGATGCCGTTCGGCAGCTAGCGGACGACGCTAAGGGCTTCATGCTCGAGCGTATCTTGTTCCCCATCGGGCAAGATTTCTTTCACATCGACAACCTCGAGAGCAAGACCACGGGCGGCACTCCGCAGGACGCGGACGGGCGGTACGGTAAAATCATGGTCGCCGGGACGATGGCTTGCGTGAAGGCGATAGACCACTTGCTCGAGCTTGCCCCGGTAAAACTGATATGGGTGCCGGGAAACCATGACCGGACCTCGAGCTATCATCTGGGCATGTTCTTGTGGGCGTGGTATCGGAACAACCCGCGAGTCGAGATCGACATGACCCGCACGCAGACCGGGCGGCGCTACGAACAATACGGCCCAGTTGTAATCGGCTTCGCTCACGGCGATATGATTCGCCACGAAAAGCTGCCGGCGGTGATGATGCACGAAGCTCGAGACCTGATGGCGACAAGCCGCACGCTCGAGATTCACCTAGGGCACCTGCACAAGTCGCAGGAAATGGTCTACCGCAACACCGACACGCACGCGGGCGGCATCAGGGTGCGAGTGTTGCCGAGCCTAAGCGGGACCGACAAATGGCACTACGACCAAGGCTATGTCGGCACGGCTCGAGCGGCAGAAGCGTATCTATGGTCGAAGCGGCGGGGCTATGTCGCCCACTTTTCCGCGAACGTGAGTGAGTAACAAACCGCCGGCACTTCTCAACATCTGCCGGCTTTTCTATCCATGACCGACGCCGCAATCGTATTCATCGCGCAATTCTGCATGATCTTCGCGCACGGGTTGCAATCGCAAAACGTCATCGGCGGGCATTACGGAGCCGCATTTGCCACGTCGCTCTGTCTCGGCGTCGGCGGCTTCTACGTCACGGGCGCGATTGCCGCGGCAAGGGGCGATGCGTTCGGGCTGGTGTGGTTCGCGTATATCTTCGCGGGACCGCTGGCAATCATCATTTCAATGCACGTTTTTAGACGTTGGAGGCACAAGTGAAAATCGGCATTTGTGGAATGGGTCGCGCGGGGAAAGACACCGCCGCCGAGTTCTTGCGAGATGAGTACGGCTTGCGATACACCCACGGCACAAGCCGCTCGGCTGCCATGATCGTTTGGGTCGCCATGACCAAGCGTGGCATCAATTACGATACCGTCGATGAATGCTTCGACGATCGCCGCAACCACCGGGAGCTTTGGGCCAAAATCATAGGTCGACATAATGCGGGTGAGCCGACGCGAATGTACCGAGAATGCTTGGCGCATCAGGACATTCTAACGGGCATCCGTTGGCGTAATGAGTTTGCAGCGTGCAAAGCCGCCGGTATCTGCGACGTGTGGCTCTGGATCAGCCGCCCCGGTTGCATCGACCCGACTTGTGAGATTCGCGCGAGCGATTGCGACGTCGTGATTCGGAATGACGGGACGCTCGATCAGTTCAAGGTAGAGCTATCGAAATGGGCTTGTCCGTACCTTGCCGCATCGACCGCGAGATTAAGCGGTTGACGGAATGAGGGGCTAGTCGTTGGCGTCCCTTGTAAACATCGCACCATCGCTGTCGCCGATAAACGGAATGGGTCCGCGGTACTCGTCAAAATCGCGAAGCTGCCGGTCGATTTCAGTCCCCATTTCCCAGACCGTGAAGTGCTGTCGCGTGCCTAGCCATTCATCTTTGGA